CTTTTTGACTTCCGCCAAGAAGCTATAATTAGTAACAAGCGCATTCATCACGTCTTCCAAACCTTCTACGCCGTTTTCGCCGATTGTCACGGCCGATAAATCAGCGAGTTTAAGCGCAGCGTCGATTCGGTCCGACGGAATGTTTACGCCTGGTGCCGCCTTAATAAATGCGTTTACGACTTTCTCGCGTTGTGCTTGCGATTTTAGCTCGTCGAGTTGCTTTGCGTATTCATTTCGCTCAGCTTCGAATTTCTTCGCAATCTCTTCCGCGCGTTCTTGCGCTGATAACTCGGCAAGGCGCTTTTCTTCTAGCGCTTTTTCGTACTCGGATGCTTTCGTTTTTAGGTCGTCATAGTCAGCAAACTTTTCAATTTTCTTTCGTTCGCGTGCAATCCGATCTGCTACGATTTTATCCAATTCATCCTGGGTGAACGTTTTTACTTCCGGCTTATTTTCCGGTACCTCTACCGTTTCTTGCTCGTTCACTACTACTTCGTTATTTACTTCACTCATTGCGTTACCTCCACGTTTAAAGTCCGAGTAGACTATAGATTAAAAAGCCGTTGCAGTTTAATGTCGGTAAACGTTCGGACATAGAAAAAGACACTGCTCAATTGCGATGCCTACTTCTCGTACATTTCCGGATTTCGTACCGGTGATACAGTATGTTTACAGTTTGGATGGAAGATGTCGCGCCTCGGCAAGTCGCCAATATACGGATAATCACCAGGAGCCCCAGGCGATAAACTAATCACGCGATTCTCCCACACTCGGCACATATCTTTCGCACCGTGGGCGCTAATCACTCCGTATAACGCTCCGCGCGATAATCCGTCGTTAATCGCTGCCTCACGTTGTGCTGACGCCATCTTTGTTCGCACGACCATTTCGACATATGTCTGCGGTTTCCATCTTCGCCCAGCCGCGTCAATGATTCCGGTATTCAGCGAGTCGCCGAGCTTTCCGCGTAAGTCACGAAGAATATCCCGTTTCAGTGTCGCCGTTGCGTTAACACCTTGCGTAAGATTCGTCCGCATCACTTCCGCTGTGGTCTGCCGAATAGTCGCCCGTACTTTCCGCGAAACATTCTGCGTCACCTGTAATAAGTCCGACTGTGTATCGGCAACCGCCGCTTTTACCAACTCGCGATTCAATCGGCTAAACTTGATGATGTTTCGCGCCTCTTCTATCGTTTCCACAACGCCAAGCGCAAGGATGGACCGAAGCACCCCGTCGCCAACTGCTGTCGGAATATTCGCCGCCACCCACTGCGAGGCATTGTCGTCTAGTTCGCTAATGATTGTTGCGATTTCCTTTTGGACACCGAGAATATGCGCCCGCTGAACGGAAGTTAAATCAATCCGCATTAGTTCCGCTTCAATGTCACGCAAAGCACTTTCGTAATAACCCACAAGCGTCTTTATTTCGTAGTCATAGGTCGGGCGAGGTATATCGTTAAAATTCATCGTTATTCACCGCCAGCATTAAAGATGGACGGCTCGACGAATCCTTCCGTTCGTTTGGTATCCTCATCGATTCGGCGCAGGATTTCTTCGGCTTTTGTATCGTCGACATCGTCCTGACGCTTGATTGCGCTCTTAACGTCGAGTGTCGGCTTTTCACCCGTTCGAATCGCCATGATCTCGGCATCTTCTCTCGGATTCTTCGGAATGCCGTCGCGCCAGTTAATTGTCGGATAAACCGGTTCAAATTCAGCGTCACCATGTACGACGTCAAGTATTTGACACGTCCATAAAGCGTCACGGATCGCTTTGTCATAGTGCGTGCGAATGCGTTTCACTTTCGATAATATCGGCATGAAGCGTGCTTTAATCGCTGCGCTGTCCGTATGCGAAGTTCCAGTTCCACCGGAGTTTTCCCCGAGTACAGTTCCGAATAACCATTGCGGTGTTTCCGCTAATTGGAAAACAAGCGATATTAAAACTTCGAGCTCTTTGAACGCCGAAGTTAGTTGTCCTTCGAAATTCATATAGCCTGGAGTTGCGTCTTCTTTTGAAACCGGTATATATGCGCCACCTAGTCGCACTTGACCGTCAGCGCCTTCTAACTCAGGGCCATATGCTGTCGGGTCCGCATTTTTCCAAAGTACGTAATCAATTTGTACGACGCGATCATTAATCGCCGCCAATAGCGATTCTAACTTCTCTAGTCCGCCAACGCCTTCCCAATCGTCATCGACCGATTTGTACGGAATATGATGAACCAGTAAGTGAGGAACGCCCGTCTCGACCGCATCCTCTTCGCGTCCTGTCGCCACCCTTTCGCCAATCGTAAACACCTGCAACGGATAGCCCCAGCGGGTATCAATTCCGCCTTCAAACTCAAACAAGCGATAACGTTCATAAATGATATATCCCGGAATGTGGCGCTCAACGTTTAGGAACGGCTTTTCCGACTTGCCATCGATAACATACTCGACTGTCGCGATAACGACTGCTTTAAACGACTTTACATTTCCTCGTGATATTTCCGGAAACACAAATTCGGCATTAACGTGCTCGATGATCGGTTCCATTACGACGTTGTCCGGAATCTTGCCGCCTAGCTTTTCTACTTCCGAGAAATCCTGACGATAGCCATAGCGTGTCTTAAACCAAGCGTCACCGCGATAGCCATTGCCAATTGCGCTTTCGTGTACCAATTTAACAAGGTCGTTTTCTTCGACATATCGATTAACCGCCTTTTGCTCTTCGCTACTGTCGGGCAGTCCTGATTCGAAACTCGGCGGTTCTCCTACGAGGAGGTCGGCCGGCTTCGTTACGAGAATATCCGCCAGGTTCACTGCGATATATAATTGCGTTAACTGGTCCGCATGTGGCGTGTCTTTTAGTAACTTCGAAGCGCGTTCGTACACTTCGATTTGCTTTCCTTGAAACAACTTCTTCAGCCGCTTATATCGCGAAATGCGCTCGCGATGCTGAATCGGTGGAAACTGTTCGCCAGGCTGAAACGAGTTTGTCGTATATATCGACGTGTATTCGTCTATTTTTTCGAGGTCCGGCTTGCTATTCCTAAATAAGCCCAAGTCGCGCCCCTCCTTCCGTTATTCGTCTTTTAATAAATCGTCGAGTTCTTCGAGCTCTTTCGCTAAGTCGTCGTTACTACGGGAACCGCTGTTGTCTTCCGTAACCATGACTTGTTTTTCCGTTAATAAGCCGAATCTACGTAAGTACAAATCCAAGGCTTTCACGCTCGGCTGCGATCCGCCGATAAGTTTCATTAATTGTCCGTATACATAGGCGCGTTTCTCCGCAAGGAAATCGTCAGCCAATGCGTTCTTATACTCGATAAATACAGAGTCCTTCGTTTTCCACTCCCACAGGCTCTTGTATGAAACGCCCACTTCTTCCGCAATATCTTCCTGAGTACGTTTGTCACCCGTTTCCCGTAGCTCGTTCTCGACAAGTAAGTATGCTGCCAATCGTTTTCTTGCGTCTAATTTCGCCTCTAACGCTTTTAATCTTCTACTCATTTCATTCACCTCCGTTATTTATAACCATTTCGGTTTTACTGCGACTCTTGATTTCGGTTTGAATACGCTGTTTACTGCCATTTGAGTCCCATCTAAAAGATCGTCAAAATCAGCGAAAGGATATTGCGCCATCTGGTCAATTAGCATCGTGTGCCTATCGTTAAGAATCAGCGTTTTATTGTGTAGAATAGGCTCAAGCGACTCAATCCGTTGCTCTTTACTGCTACCGTGACCTTTTACGTCATTAATCCGGCACTTATAGACGCCCTCAACGCGCGCCTTCTCTTGTAACTGCCGATAAAACTCGTGATAAGCGTTAATTGTCTCTACGCTGAAAATTCGAACGTTAAATTTCTTAATTTTCTCGATACAAACATCGATTAACGTATGCGGTTGCTCTTTCGTTGCATACTCGTCTAGTACAAACAGCAATCCGCTCGGAGCGTGCTTACCTACGATAATAATGGCGTTATAATCCGACCGCTTATTCTTGCCCATTGCGATATCCCATGCGCCAACGATAAATAAATCGCTCATCGGAATCTTCATTTCTTCGTAAACGACATACGCCCGACTATTTTCGTAGTAATAATGATACTTCGCATAATTTTCCGGAAAGAAGAACTGCTCGTCTTCGCTGAACGCCAGGTTCCGGTACTCCGAATTGTATGCCCGCGTTCCCATGTTGACCTTCTCGTGCATCAACGCGCGATAAGTCCAACGCCAAGGCCACGCCAGTTCGACGCCTTCCTCCAGTGCTTCGCGATTAGCGTTATAGAACGCGTCGACCTCTTCCATCGATTCGGACCGCGCATAAATCTCGCAATATTCGTCCCATAACTTCGGATTGGCCGGCTCGCTGATCAGTGCGCCATGAAATGACGACTTGAAATCCTTCCGCTTCAGTACGTGGTTTAAAAGCCCTGTCGCGCTGACCATCGTACCGACTAGCACGATTGCCGTCGCCTTGCTTCCGATTGGAACGACCACGCTATTGAACCAATGTACGAGTTTTTCCCGCGCTTCCTTCGTGCCCTCGTTATTCATCGACGAAGGATCATCGATAATAACCAAGTCAGGACGTACTGCGCCGTGTCGCTTACCACGTAGTTGCTTGCCGGATGATGACGCTTCAACTAACGTATTGCTCAGCGTGATAAATGCCTCTTCGTTGTCCTTCTCGTTGCGTGAATTGGATTCGTGCATCAGTACGCCAAAGTCTTCGCGTAATAATGCGTTGTACTTCAGCTGCTTGTTAATCCAGCCGATTAGCTTTTTCGATAACGAGTCGGTCTCCGAAATAATTAGCACGTATTTGCGCTTGCGAAAGACCACCTGGTGCAACGGAAAGGCGTTCGAAAACATGCCGGACTTTGAGTGGCCACGCGCTGCTGCGATTGCCAAGCGAGCACTCCGTTCCTCTACGTTTACATGGTCGCAAAGGTTAAAGAACTCGCGGTGGATGGGCGCAATCAGGTCAATCGGATCATGCGGAGTTCCGTCGTCGTTGTTACGGACTACGTTATCCTCGTTAGCGCTGTTGGCTCCATCGCTAAGGTATGCGTAGGTAAAATAGGCGACATCGACTTCCGCGCGATGGATCCGTTTGAGGCGAACCAGTTCTGCTTTGTCGCGCTTAAAAGTATCGATATGATAATCCGTTGCTTTGCCGGCTTTGATGGCCGTTGCGAGCTTCGTTACACGGGCGGTTAGTAATTCGATACGCTGTCCTCGCGATGCTCGGTCGAGCCATTCCGAATTTATCCAAGCCATTCAACATCACCGCCTGACATTTCGGATATATACCGTTCTATTTTTTCGAATCTTTCTTCGCTGAAATTCATACTCTTCGGATACCATTTCGCCAATGCCGAGTTATTTTTACTTTGATTACACGAAGAACATGCCGGAATGATGTTAGAAGCTACGTAACCTCCGCCCTTTGACAAAGAAATGACGTGCTCTTGCTGTAATTTACCGTCAGTACTTCCGCAATAACAGCAACTGTTCTCGAAATACTCTAAGCTATACGCCCACTGCTCTTTCGTAAATGTGTTAGGTAGTTGACGCTTTAAACTTCTTCTGCGCTGTTCTTTCATAACGGTAATTAATGGGTTGGCTTTGCGATATTCTTTATTCCGTGCGCTAATGTATTCTTTATTTACCGAGTAATAACGTTTCTGATAGTCGCCTCTCTTATCGGCATTGTTACGTCCCCATTCTCTTGAACGACGTCTAACTTCTTCTCTATTTTGCTCGCGATATTTCGCTTCTTTTGCGAGAACTTGCTCTTTATTATTACGTTTATACTCTCGCTTAATCTCTGCGACTTTTTCTGCGTTTGCATCTGTATATTTGCGGTTCACCGCTTTAGTACACTCTTTGCATTCCTGTCTATAACCGTCTTTTGTCGCCTTCTTTTTATAAAACTCAGCGAACGGCTTTTCGACCTTACATTTCGTACAAATTTTCGTCTCCATTTCGTCCTCCTATCGTTACCTATCGCAAAAATATAAAGAGCGATTCACGGCGCGATAGGTCGCCTTACTTCCGATAGCTAGTCGGTTGCTGAATCGCTAAATACGTAAACACAAAAAAGCCGACATCATTTCGATATCGACTTCGTTCTGCTTGCGTTTTCAATTAGTTTGATACAATGACACCTTTAATTTTTAGAAATTCGACTTCCAGTTGTAATACGCCGTCAATAACCGTCTTATCGATATTTGGGCCTATTTTATTACTGATGTAATCAACTAATTCTTCTTCGTTAACTTCAACGCATGGTTGCGATAGGCCTAGTTCTCCTCGAATTTCATCGATAACTTCCGATATTTCACGGTGGCACATATAGCCGCTCTTGTCCGCCTCAATCAATCTGTCAAAGTACGCTAATAACATCTCGTCTCTCATTCGTCAGCATCCTTCGTTTTTTATTTGCGCCGACAACCGTTAGGAAGTGACGCTATGTATTGCGAAAAGCCCACCGTTAGGCATTCGGCAGGCGTTTATATGGGCGAAACTTGACTACGCCAAAACTTAATTGAATAGTCGCGACCTTTATCGTGTAATTTAACGGTGACATGCGCTGCACCTACGATTTCAACCACGCCAATAAATCCGTCAAAATATAGCTTGTCGCAGATAATTACTGAGTCCCCTCGTTTCAACGATATCACCTCCGGCTGAGTTTCCGACCCTGAGTTCGAAAAAATGTGCGCTAATTGAAAACGTCAATCCCTGCGTTGGCGGACGGCGGGCTTGGGGGATGACGTCGTGTGTCGAATTGTTATTCTTCCGCACTGTTCACGCTTTACACGCAATCATCCAAACGCTTGCCCATCGGCCAGCCTCCGCCCTACCTTGCGATGTATACCGCTGTATAAACATACGTACATCATTACGCATAATGTCAATTTTACGTAATTATGTCGGATAACAAACCGCGCCACGACAACGTTCATGACGTATGCTACTAACGGTACTTATACGCTGCCTTATACATTGGCGTAATAGCAACGTTTGTAGCTAAGGCCGGCGTATTATTTCCCGTGTTGGCTGCATAAATAACGGTGGAATAATCGGGTAGCTGATCGTATGCCAGGCGCTAGTGCTGACGTTAGGTAGCCGCCGTTATTCGACATACCCCTCGAGTTTCGACAAGGCGTCTCCGCTGGTGGCTCCGTGCTAATGTCGGAGCGCTTATCGGAAGCCTTAACGGAGCCCCTACGTACTTATCC